AAAGAACTTACAGATCAGGACGTAAGAAAGAGATTATATGATGAGCAAAAGAATCAAATTGAACAGGATATGGCACCCTTTGGTTTTATGTCGGATGGACTGACTGAAGAGACTTCCTTTGTAGATCCAGAAGGACAAAGGTGGTATGCTGATGAGTATGGAGATAGGTCGTACATGTGGGACTACATGTAAAAATGCATGTAAGAGTGTCCGATTTATAAATAATTTTAGTAAAAATTGAATCTTTTATAAGAGGAAAAGACATGTCACTTAACTTAGTATCACCTGGCGTAAAGGTAAGGGAAGTTGACTTAACTATTGGTAGAGTAGATGGTGCTAACGATCAGGTTGGTGCAATTGCTGGTCCGTTTGAGATAGGACCAATTGACGTACCTGTTTTAATTGAAACAGAACAAGATCTTCTACAAACCTTCGGTAAGCCAATTTCAACAGACGGACAGTATGGTTACTGGTTGAGTGCGTCTAACTATCTTTCATACGGTGGAGTTTTAAGAGTTCTACGATCAGATGGAGCCACTTTAAATAACGCAAACTCTGGAGTATCTACTACTACTGGGGCAACTGGAGTAAAGGTTAAATCTTACGAGGATTATGTAGATAATTACCAAACGGTATCTAATGAAGCTTTAGATTGGAAATTTGCTGCTAAAAATCCAGGTACTTGGGGTAATGGTTTAAAGGTTTGTACAATTGATGCATTTGCAGATCAAATATTCACATTAAGTGCAGTTGGTGTTGGTACTACTTTTGCTGATCATATGGTCGGTGCAGGTGTAACTCAGGCAATTGACGGAAGAGTATCTACTGGTATCGGAATAACTTCTTTTCATGATGGTATGATGAGAGGAATCATCACTGGAGTATCTACTAGTGTTAATGCTGGTGATGCATCTAAAGTAGATATTGAGGTATCTGTCAAAGTAACAGATACGGTTTCAAGATCTGGAGTTGTTACATCTATAACTTACAATGATCTAGGATTCCTTCCTGCTCGTACAGTAACTGATGTACCAACAAATACAAGTATTGGTTCTACAGTTGGTAAGAGTTATCAATCTGGTTCGGGTCTTATATTGGCAATAGATGTTACTGATATTAATAATGATGCTGATTCTGATATAGCACTTGGAGATATTGTTACTTTAACATATCCTGACGGGGATGCTGCTATTACTATTGGTGCAGGTGCAACGGTTATTGGAATTGCTGCTACTACTATTACAGTAGATAAAGCAATTACTTCTGCTGTGGGAGTTTCAACTGCATTCACTATTACAAGACCTGGAGTACCAACAAATACACTTGTTAATCAAATTTACATAAAAGATAAGGAAGGAACGGTTGATGGTGAAGATAATGGATTGGGTACTTATACATCAGCACCAGTGAAGGATTGGTACAATGACCAAAAATTAGGATTATCAAATTCTGATATCAGTTGGAAGACTATTGCAGAAAAACCAGGAACTTCAAGATATGCACTAGAAAGAGGTGGAAAAAATGATGAAATTCACGTAGTAGTTGTTGATGATTCTGGATCTGTAAGTGGAATTGCAGGTAATGTTCTTGAGAAATTCACATATCTCTCTAAAGCATCTGATGGTAAAATGTCTCCTAATGAGCCAACTTACTGGAAAGATAAGATTGCAGGTAATTCTGAGTACATTTATGTTGGATATTCAACAGCTGGTACTGCTTCTGGATTAGTTGGTAGTGCTACTACAAATTCAGAAAAATTTGAACCTACAACTAATGCTAACTATGGAGCACTTGCTTCTGCAACTACATTTGCAGTTAACGGTGCAACAACTGATGAGTTAAAGGGAGGTAAGAACTATACTGCTGCTGATGGATTTGCAGCAACTCGTGGTGATATTATAAACTCATACAATCTTCTTAAGAACCCTGCAGAATACAATGTTAATTTCCTAATTAACGGTCCTTCTGGTGGTACTAATATTTGGGATTCTCAAGCAAAAGCAAAAGCTCTTATTGAGATTGCAGAATTGAGAAAGGATTGTATTGCAGTTATTTCTCCACACCGTGAAGGTGTTGTTGGGCAACCAAATTCAGATAAGCAAACAGATAATATTATCAAGTTCTTTGATAATCTCCAGTCTTCTTCTTATGCAGTTTTTGATACTGGATACAAATATCAGTATGATAGATGGAACAATCAATACAGATATCTTCCATGTAATGCTGATGTTGCTGGATTGATGGCAAAAACATCAATTAACTCCTTCCCTTGGTTCTCACCTGCTGGTACTTCTAGAGGTGCGTTGAATGGAGCAGTTAAACTTGCTTATAATCCATCACAAGCACAAAGAGATCTTCTCTATCCTAAGAGAATCAACCCAATAGTTGCTCAACCTGGAGCAGGTATTATTCTCTTTGGTGACAGAACAGGACTTGCTACTGCTTCTGCATTCGATAGAATTAACGTTCGTCGCTTGTTCCTTATCATCGAGGAAACAATCGGAAGAGCAGCAAAAGACCAATTATTTGAGTTCAACGATGTTATTACAAGATCAAACTTCTTGAATATTGTTGATCCATATCTTCGTGACATTAAAGCGAAGAGAGGTATTACTGATTTCGTAGTTGTTTGCGATGAAACAAACAACACTCCTGACATAATTGATTCCAACCAATTCAGGGCTGACATCTTTGTTAAACCAGCAAGATCAATCAACTTTATCGGACTAACATTCGTTGCTACTCGCACTGGAATTAGTTTTGAAGAAGTCGTTGGAAACGTTTAAATTAATTAACTAGAGGCATACGATTAATGGCAAACCTAAACATTCCGAACACCAAAGATAGAACCCTTGATGCATTCAAGGGTAGAATGGTCGGGGGTGGTGCTCGTCCTAATCTATTTGAATGTGAACTATATTTCCCCGATGAAGCTATTCCAGAAAACACAACTAGAGATGAGATTACCGATAAGGTACGATTCCTAGTTAAGGCAGCAAACCTACCAGCATCCAATGTTACACCAATTAACATCCCGTTCAGAGGAAGAAATCTTAAGATCGCTGGTGACAGAACATTTGATCCTTGGACTGTTACCGTTATCAATGATGTAGATTTTGGAATCAGAAATACATTCGAAAGATGGATGAACCTCATCAACAAGCATGAGGATAATGCAGGATTAACAGATCCAACTTCATATCAGAAAGATGTGTTTGTAAGACAATTTGGTAGATCTGGTCTTGGTGGAGCAACACCAACATCAGCAACCCAAATGCCAGTTCTTAAGGCATATAAATTCTATGGAGTTTTCCCAACTAACGTGTCAGACATTGCTCTTTCATACGATAGTTCAGACTCAATTGAAGAGTTTACTGTAGAACTACAAGTTCAGTGGTGGGATGCTTTAGATCCAGTTGGTGCAACGCAGCTTGGCACAGGCTCCTAAATAGTGCTATAATAGCAGTAAAGAAATTATACAATGGCAAAACTGTTTGGTTTTAAACTTCCAGAATCTGGGGATAACAAGTCAAAGGGGGTCGTTTCACCGATTCCCAAGTCCGACGAAGATAAGTCGGACTTCTTTGTGTCGAGTGGATTTTATGGCCAATATGTTGACATTGAAGGAGTATACAAAAGCGAACAAGATCTAATTCGTAGATATCGTGAAATGTGTCTGCACCCAGAGGCAGATAGTGCAATTGAAGATGTTGTAAATGAAGCAATAGTTTCAGATTTAAATGATTCTCCTGTAGAAGTTGAATTATCTAATTTACCTGCATCTGATAAGGTAAAGGATCACATTAGAACAGAATTTAAGTATATTAAAGAACTCATGAACTTCGATAAGAAGTCTCATGAGATTTTTCGTAACTGGTATATTGATGGAAGAGTTTTTTATCACAAAGTAATTGATTTAAAGAAACCACAAGATGGTATTCAAGAAATCAGATATATTGATCCACTTAAAATAAGATTAATTCGTCAAATTGATAAATTAGGATCAAACCAATTATCCCCATTTGATGTAAGTAAGAATGGAAATGATGTAAAAAATGCAGAAGCACCAAAAGTAAATGAATTTTACGTTTATGACCCAAATAGTGTATCTAAAGGTAGTGGTATAATACCAAGTAGAGATCAAAAAGGTTCAGTAAAAATTGCAAAAGATGCAATTACATATGTCACATCAGGATTAGTAGATAGAAATAAGCAAACAGTATTATCATACTTACATAAAGCAATCAAGGCTCTTAACCAGTTAAGAATGGTTGAGGATAGTCTTGTTATCTACAGATTATCTCGTGCTCCAGAAAGAAGAATATTCTATATTGATGTTGGTAATCTTCCTAAAGTTAAGGCAGAGCAATATCTTCGTGATGTTATGAACCGTTATAGAAATAAACTGGTCTATAATGCTGATACTGGTGAGATTCGTGATGATAAGAAATACATGGCAATGTTGGAAGACTTCTGGCTTCCACGTAGAGAAGGTGGTAGAGGTACTGAAATTTCTACACTTCCTGGTGGACAAAACCTCGGAGAACTTACTGATATTGAATATTTCCAATCTAAACTTTATAAGTCACTGAATGTTCCATCAAGTAGACTTGATAGTCAAGGTGGATTTAATCTAGGTAGATCATCAGAGATCTTAAGAGATGAAATTAAGTTTACCAAGTTTGTTGGTAGATTACGTAAGAGATTCTCTGGCATTTTCAATGATATGCTTAAGACTCAGTTAATTCTTAAGAATATTATTACTCCAGAAGATTGGGATTCATTAGAAGATCATATTCAATATGACTTCTTATATGATAATCATTTTGCTGATCTTAAAGAGAATGAACTTCTTCAAGAGCAGTTGGCTGTTATTGCTTCAATGGAACCATATATGGGTAAGTATTTCTCTGCTCAATATGTAAGAACAAAAATTCTTAAACAAACCGAGACTGAAATGGATGAAATGGATGAACAGATGGCAAAGGAAATTGAGGATGGAATTATACCCGATCCAAATATGCCAGTTGATCCAGGAACAGGAATGCCAGCAGATCAAGCATTAGCAGGATATGATATGATGGGAACTGTTCCAGATGGAATGCCAGAAGAAGGAGCACCCATGAATATGCCGAAGGGTGGAGAGATATAAATACCTTTAGTTTATAATTATATTTCATTACTATGGATGATTTAATGGATATGCTGGCAACTGATCAGTCTGCTTCAGAAATTAGTGATAAGATAAAGGAAATCTTATACACTAAGAGTGCAGAGAAGATAGATGCTGCAAAACCAAATGCTGCTTCTAGTCTTTTTGGACAAGAAGTAGATGCTGAAGTTGAAACTGAGCCCACAAATGAAATAGATCCAGAAGAGGAGTCTAATGACTAGAACTTTAGTAACAGGTACTGAGGCAGCATGTGGCGTAGATGCTGCAAATGCTTCCACATTTGGAAGTGCAACTGTAGTACGTCTTGTTAATACTACGAGTACTGCAAGAGTGGTATATGTTGCTACTGCTGTTGGAGGAACAACAGTTGGAACTTTTACATTACTAGGTAACACTGTTGAGTTTGTTGATAAAAAAACAACTCAGGCAATTTTTGCTGCTCATGCCAGTGTCTTGGGTACATCTGTAGGATACGCAAATTAAGAACAATGAAACTGATTACAGAAGAAGTCTCACAAGTTAAATTTATCACCGAAGGTAAAGGATCAAATAAGAAACTTTATATTGAAGGTGTATTTTTGCAAGGAGATATAAAAAATCGTAATGGTAGAATGTATCCTGTATCAACTCTTGCTAAAGAGGTTAACAGATACAATGAAGCATTTGTCCAAAAAGGTCGTGCTTTAGGTGAGTTGGGACATCCTGATGGCCCTACTGTAAACCTTGATCGTGTTTC